GTGCGACTTCGCCAGCTACGACCCACCTTCAGCAATTGAAGAGGGAGTACATCCAGGCAATCTAGCCTCGGATTCTTGCTACCGATCCATTACCGGTAGTAATCTTCCTGTCTAACTTGACAGGATCACCAAGGCCGCGGTACGCGGCTCTCGGACCTTCCCGGATACCAACACGTTCCAGGATTCCTCGTGTCACAGATCTCTCTGACACGTGTATAAGATGAAGAATCGTCTTAGTCATGGGGTTTCCCATCATGAAACCCTCATTAATATAGCCCTCCCATTGGATGGGCTCGTATTCAAGACCCTCTTCAAGGTTCTTGAGTGACACAACCTCTTTGACGGGTTGTGGTTCCAAGATTGCATGTGCAATCAAGCGACCGTACCCCTCGGGAAACGAGATGTACGAAAACAGACTGGAGAGATGTGCCCAGCCTATTAGTTTACCGATGAAATCGGTAGACTCTGTCCAGTCTTTGAAGGACTGGATTACACGGGGGTTTAGGCGCCCCGTGCGAATGTCGTACATGAAATGTGATTCATCCGACAACGAGGAGATCCGCTTTTGGTGTCTCCATTCGTGCCCCGAACTTGTGAGTCCGGCGGCATGCTCAGGTAGCCCTGCTAGGGTATCCTGAGTAATCTTCGACGCTGGTGTTAAAAACCACGCCAAATAACCGGTGGACTTGGTTAAATTCCTTTCCTTACCGGGCTCGCTAATATGCACAATACTAGCGCGCATTGGATCCGGGAGATAGTCTCGGTATCCATCGCTCAGGGGGTAGTATAACTCCTCACTGAGAAAACCTTTCTTAACGAACCAGTTAAGAATGATTGTATATGAGATCCAGAATAATGGTCTCACATAATCCGTGGCGGCATTACCGTCATCGGGTTGAACCACGAAGGTTTCCATTACCTCGTGGTCATGGAGATCCCGTATAGGAATCTTCCATTTGTTATCAATTGCTAAATTGATAACATGGCGGGCGTCTTCAATCTTCCCGCCTTCTCGGACGAAGTTATCGACCGAGGCGGCTCCCTTTAGAGGGAGCTCGATAGCCGACATCGCTTCATTGAAACGGTCGCGCGCAAGAGAGTCATGATGAATTGATCTCTCCATAAAGTCTCGGGGCACTTTTGCCCTTGAGAGCTCATCCTTGACTGCAACTTCAATCAGCCTAAGGTTCTCCACAGGAGGTTTCTCCCGTGGACGAGAGACGTTCTTTCTGAACTGTCTCCTTTTCACCTCCGCAATACAATCGGGAAGGTAACCAAGCACACGCGTCTGACACAGCGTTGTGCAGCGGAATATCCATGCCGGACTTTCCGTGTAATCCTCTCCACTTTGGAGTTTGGATTCGGTAAGGGCTTTGATCCTACCGATTTCGCTGAACATGCGTCGCAGCGATTTTGATTGGAAATTGAAATCCAACCACTGCTTCCTACGCTCATAGGAAGCTCCATGAAAGCTCTCTTTCACGGTGTTCAGAAATGTCTTCAGTTCTGAATAAGTCAAGCCATCTGGCTCGACTAGCTCACCCTTGGAAAATTCCAGTGGGTGCATATAGTCCGAGAACAAATCCCGGAACAAATACGCGGTCTGTTTCGCGTAATCCTGGTACCGTATGGACTCAGGGCAAAAAGCCATGAACTTTTTGATGATCACACCATTGATGGTGTGAATAGCCTGCGTAATCGCATGGCGAACTCGACGTAGGCCGAGTTTCTCTAATCCTTCTCGGATTTGAGTATCCAGGTTTAGAATCCTGGAGTACGTCCTGAACCAGTACAGGGCGTTGAGACTAGCAACTAAGTAGTCTTCAGTTACGTGCTGCCAGCCCGTAACATTAAGTTCATCCCGAAACCACCCGGGATACTTATTATCAAACAACGACACGTGTGTTTGACAGAACATGATCCTCGTAGGGTCCATGTATTCTAATTCCTCGTGCTCTGTCACGAGGAGTCGACCTAGCGATCGTGTATACGCTAGGAAACAACGGGGCTTTAGAGGGCCGCCGTCAGGTCCTTGCAAATCTTTGCATGGACAGTTCCTCGGCACATTCTCATGTGACCGATGGCCGCGCTTGGTGACATACATGCAGGCGCGTTTAGGGCATTCATCGCCCTTGTTACCTGCTTCATATCCGTGAAACAGGCTTCTCACTCCCTCAGTCTTGAGGTAGTGTAAGTCCACTGCTGATGCAAGTGGAACAGAGTGAGTGTGTACAACAAACTCACTAAAGCCGGGCTTGAATGCAAACCCGCCATGGGAGGTTAACGTAGTTAACACTTCCGATTCAGATTGGGATAACCCATCTGATGTACCAAACCTATTCATGGTTTGTGGATCTCTTTGTGACGATGTCGTCCTAATCTAG